TAGAGGCAATTTAGTTTACAAAACATTCCTACTGCCCCTTCATTGTGTGGTATGTGCCACTCAACTTTTTTTTCACTTTCGTTATATGTGGGGTTATATTCGCTGGGAATAGATTTGATCACATTGTCTTTTGCAATCTTACCTGACCTCTTAAAAACATAACTACTACCACTCCATTGTGCGCCACCATAACCATAAGTGCCGACAGAACTTCCGCAAGTCTTACAATATTTAGTCATATTATATTCCTTTCTTATTAATATAAATATATAAATTATTGGGATAGAAGTCAAGAAATAAAAAAGGGCGAGAACAAATAAACTCGCCCTTTTCTCGCGGTCATGATCTGCGAAGATAAAGAAAGGTTGACCGCAAACTTTTTGGGCGGTGGATTCGTTCGCGATTGATATATCCACGCATTAAGTCAATTAACTAGTATGACGAATCGACACCCAGATTTAAAATATTATTCGTAGTCCTCCATAGGTCTTTTTGTTATTTCCATTGTAGCGGTATCAGTATGAATAACATAATGACCATTATCACTATTATCGCCGTCATTTTTATCTGCCCCCATGTAAATACTCTGGCTTAAAACATCATCATCATAAAGAACTTCTTTTACTCCTGATGTTGGATTGTCGCCGTCATTATAAACAAGTGTTTTAATATTACGCTCAGATTTTTCCCTACCTAAAAAAGATAAAAATTGAGCTAACATTATTCTCGCTTCCAATCTATTTATGGGGGTACTCCAACGAGCTTTACTCTCAGCTTCAGCTTTACCTTTAAATGCCTTAAACCACGCTAAAGCACTTTCAGGAAAACTTGTTCCGCCCCAATGATGAAATAGCGCTGGAGATTCTTCGCCGTCACTATCTCTAAATGATATACTTACTCTATCACCCATATTTTACTCCTTTCTTTTTTAATACTGCAAGAGTTTAGGGTATATATCAATTATGAGAAGCCAACCTAAACTCTCGCTAATTTTAATATAATCATTTCCCATAAAATTGCAAGTAGTTAATAAAAATAATTTGACAATAATATAAAGTCCTATAAATTTGAGATAGTTATATAAGGAGTAAATTATGAATAAAAAATTAGAAAACGCATTGGAAACTATTCATTTTGCATTAATGGGCTACTGTGAAGATTGTATTAGCTCTGAGCCTAATGAACAAAAAAAAATAGATAGAGCATATCAAACAGTTTTAAAAGCGCTGGAGGGTAAAAAAAATGAATAAACAAACTGTATTAATTGACAAAGATAATTTTCTAGATTGGAGATTTAGAGAAGATGACGACAGAGATTTTTTCTTAGGTGATCTCATTTATGATTTAAAAAGAGAGGGTAAATATTCAATTGATCTTGAAGATGTATTGTCTATGACAGAATATGTTCCAATGTATTGTATCAACAATTGGGAAAATTTAAACTTAGATGAAAAAGACGAGGACGAAGAAGAATTATACTTTCAAGACGAAAGATTTGATTTTGAATTTGACGGTGATGAAAATGAGTAAATTTATAGACAAAATACTTTCGCAAATTAATGAAGATATTAACAACGGCGATATAACAGCTTTAGAAGAATTAATTTTTGTTATGACTTCATTGAAAGGTGGTCAAGAGGCTCTCAATAATTATTTATCAGAGGTGGAACAATGAGTAAATTTAAAGATTGGATAATAGACGAGCAAGAGAAAGATCAAGAACTAGAAAACATACAAGAAGAACTCGCAGTGATGACTGTAAATGATTTTTGTAATTTAGTTGATGAGCATGGTCTTGAGATAGAAGTTATCGACAATATATTTTGGGAACTGCGAGATAAACTTTATGAAGAGAGGAGTAAGAAATGAAATATAGATACTTAGAAGCTAGGGGTTATTGGGACGACAATTCTCAAAATGCCTTTGATGTCAAAATAGCTATCGATGAATGGGACGGTAATGACGAATGTGAAGATGATATGCAAATGTTCACTTACCTAGATGAAGATGAATCATTAATGGAAGGTGATATTATTTCTGATAACTTTACGATAGTAAAAATCTATGGACTTAAAGGAAGAGAGAAGGAGGTAGAAGATGAACAGTAGGATAGAGGACATCATACAGGACATACGAGATTTAAGAGATGACGACTCTCATGTGTGTCCTGCCAATCAAGGAGATGATCAATTAGAGTGCACTTGTATTAAGTATGATCGTGTCATTGATAAGTTGGAGGATTTGTATAGAATGATGATAGCCCAAGGCTTCATAAATTAATGAAAAGCAAATACTCTTATGACAATGTTTTACCCGATTACATAATCAATAATCACGACGGGGAGAAACGAACAAAGCGCAAATGTTTCTACTGTAATAAAGAAACACTAATGACTAAATTTCAACGGTGGTGTTCTGCTCATTGTAAATTCATGGCGACACAAGATTGCGACGGTCACGCTCAAGAAGATTTTAAGGTTAGAACATGATCAAACTTGTTTTAACTTGGATTTTTTTATTTTATGTCGTTGCTAATCTTGAGTCTGCATATCATCATGGTCGATTACTTTTACTTCTAAACCAATAGACTCACCATTGACAACATTGTGATCTCTTATCTCTTTTAGCTTAGCTTCTAGCTCAGGTCTAGTCATATTGTCAAGTGAGGCAGTCACCACTTCTTTTCGGTCGATATAAAAACCAGCTAACTGACCGCGACGATATTCTGCCTGAACGGCTGGTCCTAACTGACCATTGGCGACAGCTTGTTCTCTTAGTCTTGACAGCTCACGCTGGTGGCTGACAAAAGTAATCTTACTTGCTTCTGCATACTCTCGTTGTAGGTCCTCAATGGCCTGAACAACATTAGGAAAGTATTTAGGGTTTCTTAAATTACACGCTTGGGATACCGCTGAACGCTCAGAATATCCAGCCTGTCTTGCACACTCAGTGGCAGTCAGGCGACCGTTCTCTTTTACAAATATCTCAACAAATCTCTTTTGTTTAGGTGATAGCTCACCATTTTTAATCTTAGGCATTTTTTTAGTTTAATACACTTTTACAATTCTGTATAGAATTTTTTAATTCAATATTATAATTAATAATACTACTTTCAGTTCAAAAAAGACAGATAGGGAAGGTTACCTGTGGTTACCTGTGGTTACGTCATCAAAGTAACCCTACTATTGTTGATTTACAATGGTTTTTGACTAAAGTTACGTGGTTACCTCTGTTTTGTCGAATTTACAAAAGCATAAATCACTTTCAGTTTAAAATATCTATAGGAAAGTAAATATTGACAACATAATCCTATAAAGTTATATTTAAATAGGGCTAATGACGATTCCTCCTTTCTATAACACACGACCCCTTCTTCAAGGTCATTTTCATTGAGCATTAGCCCTCTATTATGAGAAAGAAAAGTGAAATAGAAGAAATCAGTCCCATGGTCCTTGTTTCGTGGTACGACGCCAAAGATGGGGAGTCAGGTTGGCAAAGCTTAGAGAGTATTAAAAACGAACAATTAGCCGTTTGCCATTCCATAGGATGGATGATATACAAAGACAAAGAAAGAACTGTGATCATGTCAGATTATTCAGAGTTCGATGAAGAAAAAGAAGGCGGACGACACATCGTCATTCCGTCAGGTTGGGTAAAATCAATTGCCTTTTTAGATGTAAAAAGATTGGAGAGAAATTAATGGCCGATAAAAATAAATATACAGATATGTCATGGTTTAAAAGAGCCATAGACAAAAGCACTCCAACGACAGAAGCAAATGAAACAATTAGAACTTCATCATTCGAACAAGACGGTAAGATATATTTAGTGCCGACCATGAGAATGATTGACGGTAAGTTAACAAAGGTTGATAATCCTTTACAATATGCACTTGATAAAGGTGATTTTTTAACAGGATTTAAAGACGAACAAGAGGCAACAGAGTTTTCTAAAATGATAAGCAACGTTGTCAACATGAAAAGAAATGAAAACAAAAGGATAGAATAAAATGGATATGGAAAGACTTTTAAAATCAGTGCGTGACCATGAAGGTTACCGCAACAAAGTGTACCTCGACACATTGGGAAAGAGAACTGTGGGA